GAGACCCAAATACATTTTTGCTGAGGAATGGTCAGACAGCTACTGACTTTCCAGCTCTGAGTAATACTAGTGATTTTAATATTTTTGCAAAGAATAATATTCTTTATAAGTTTAATAGTATTAGGGGTGGTGTTATCATCCCCAGAGGTGTCTCAATTGTTGGTAGTGACTTAAGAAAGACCAAAATTAGACCACTTTATGTGCCTAATCCAAAGAATGACTCTATTGAAAGATCAGCAATTTTCAGAGTAACTGGTGCCTGCTACTTTTTCCAGTTCTCCATTTTTGATGCAAAAAATACAAGAGGTGTGTATAGAGATTACACAACCAATCTTGCAACACCAACATTCTCACACCATAAACTGACTTGTTTTGAATATGCTGATGGTATAAATCCAGTCAACATTAATGACGAGTTTAACACATATACCACAAGTCGTACTGACTTGGATATGTATTATGAGAAAGTAGGTAGAGCATATGGTCCTGCCAGTGGTAGAGAAATCTCACCAAATTATCCTGACCCCAATGTAGACATCCAACCCAGAATTGATGAATATAGAATTGTTGGACCTATTGGTGGTGGTGTTGGTATTAGTAGTATTAAGGCAGGAGATGGTAACAATCCATCTGCAATTATCAATGTCAAGACAACAGCAGGTATTGATGGACTGAATACTGATACAAATGTTATCATTAATAATGTAACTGATCCAAGATATAATGGCACTTTCCTAGTTAAGGAAGTTATAGACACAAATTCTGAGGGAGTAACTGAGTTTTCCTATGAGGTTCCTGTTGCACCAAGTAATGAATTGCCTAACCCATTGGGTTCAAGTATTGCCCTGTCTACTGACACAGTAACCAGTGCATCTCCATATGTCTTTAATATCTCACTGAGATCTATTTTTGGCATGTGTGGTATGCACGCTGATGGATCTAAGGCAACTGGATTCAAGTCGATGGTCGTAGCTCAATTCACTGGAATTAGTCTTCAAGTTGATGACAATGCATTTGTAAAATATAACTCATCAAGTGGCACATTTGATGATTCCACAACTGTGCCTAATCTGCATACTGATATTAATGCAGTTTACAAGCCCTCATATGAAAACTTCCACATCAAGGCATCTAATAATGGTTTGATGCAGTTGGTTTCTATCTTTGCTATTGGATTCTCCAATCAGTTTGTTGTAGATAGTGGTGGTGACTTCTCTGTTACCAACTCCAACTCTAACTTTGGTCAAATCGCTCTTAAATCTACTGGATTTAGAAGAGATGCATTCTCACAGGATGATGTTGGATATATTACTCAAATTATCCCACCAAAGACACTAAAACCAAACATATCAACAATTGAATTTCCTTCAATTGATATCACTAAGACAGTTGGTGTTGGTAATGCATCTAGAATGTATTTGTATCAATATCAGAGTCAGGATGTAAAACCACCTTCTATTGTCCAAGGTTATAGATTTGGTGCAAGGCATGATGAGAAACTATATGCTGTAATTCCTGCTGGTGGTGTTCCAACTTCTTTTGAAGCAAGAGTCATCATGGATGATACTGCTACTGCTATCAGCAAACCAACTGCTTATAAGAGGTCTGTTGTTGGTAGAAATGTATCTACTGGAAATAGCATTACCAGTTCTACTCTCACATTCCTTGAGAATCATCAGTTTAGTCAAGGTGAGTCAATCAGAGTTGTTGCTAACAATGGCAGACTTCCTGATGGTCTTGAAGCAAATAGACTGTATTATGCAATTATAGATGGTTTGAATCCTGACCAACTTCGTATTGCTCAGTCAATTAATGACTCACAAACTGCTTCTAATGTACAAGTCAATAACTTGGGTGGTACATTATATGTTGAAAGTAGAGTAAGTGATAAGACACCTGGCGATCCTGGACATCCTATTCAGTATGATGATGCTCAATCACAGTGGTTTGTCAATGTTTCTTCTGCTTCTACTGAGAACTCATTGTATCCAAAACTACAATTAGGTGGTTTAGGTCAATCTTCACCTAGAACATATATTGTCAGACAGATTGATTCTAGGCAGTCAGATGACAGAATTCATAAGCTTAGATATGTTATTCCTTCTAATACAGGTATTACATCAGCAAGACCTCCTCTTGATGGTTTCACCATTGAGGAATCAGGTGATGTAAGTGGTGCTAATGATACTGAGGTAGCATTTGCATATAATCCAGCATCTGTTGAGTTGAACAATGATGCTCAGATGAGAAATTTCAGTTTCATTGCTAAGACATCATATACTAATGGTATTGCCTATTATGATACTGAAAGACCTCATGGTTTATCAATTGGTTCTAGTGTAGAAATTAATGGTGTCAGAAGTACCAACTTCCCAACTGTTGGTGCTGGTCAGTCAGGATATAATGGAGTTTATGCAGTATCAGGTATTACAAGTGAAAAGACATTCTTTGTCAATGACATTCCTTCCTCACCTGGTGTCTTTATCAATAATACATCACAGAGAAACACATCTCTGCCCACATTTAGAAGAAAGAAATTTAATAAAAATTACTATGTCTATGATGTAGAAACTGTGAATGAGTATGTCAATGGTGAGCAAGATGGCATTTATTACATCAGCATATTGAATGCTTCTAACATTCCTGATGTTTCTCCATTCAATACACCAGAATATAGTCTTTCTCAACCACTACAAAATTACTATCCTCAGACTGATAGAGACAATTCAAAGTCAACTGCACAATCAACTAAGAGTTATGCACTGCCAACTAATATTGGTAAAGTTGTAGTTAATGACCCTAAGATGAGTGTCACACAGGAAACCCTGTTTGATTTCTTTAAAGATTCTGGTGTTGGTGTAGCACTGACTGATATTATATCAAACCCTGTTGGTACTGGTTACACCATCTATACTCAACATGATCATGGTCTGAACAAGATTGCTCGTGCAAACGTAGATAATGGTGGTTCTGGTTATGGTGATGGAACTGCTACTATTCAATACTATTATAATGCCAGACTTGAGAACACTCAACCTGGTTCTATTGGTAGATTTGCTACTGCTAGAGTCACAGTTGATGGAACATCTGCTGGTGAGATTGTTGATTGTGAGATTATGGATGGTGGTTCAGCATTTGTAAATGGAGATACCTGCAGAATTACTGGTATCACCACTACCACTGGATTCACATTTGCTACAGTTAGTGTTGATAAAATTAGAGAAAATCTTGGTAATACAATTCAGGTAACTGGAATTGGTGATTATACTGGTAGAATGTATAATAAGTTGTATAGAATTAGTGGTGTTACTGGAACCAAGCAACTTGATGTTACACCAGTTAATGAGTCACCTGGTATTGCTACTGAAGGTTTGGGTCGTAATGTGGCACAAGATGGTTCATTTAGTGTAGTTGGACCAACTTATAATGCTCTTAGAGCACCAGTTGATAGGGGATTTGAGTATGACCATGTTTCTGGTATTGCCACTATCACCACACAGCAAAACAATGATGTGAGGGTCAATAACACTGTTGTTGTCAGCAATGCTGTTTCTGATTTCTATAATGGAGAATATGTTTGTATTGATAAGATAGGTCTTACCACTGTTGTTCTGGATGTAGGTATTCAGACAATGACATTCCCATATAATAATGGCATCCTCCTACATCCAGGTGGTTATGATACCAACTTTGGTGACTTGGTTGTTGAGAATGGTAGATTGCATGGTAGAGAGACACAAATCTATGCTGGTATCTCCACTGTGTTGTTCCAACCAGTTAATAGTAAGACTACTGATACTATCAGTATTGAAAATATGGCAAACTTTGACCTTAAAATTGGTGACTATCTGAGAGTCAATGATGAATTGATGAGAATCAAGCAGACTGTTAGTAGAGTTTCAACTGACACCACTGTAAAAGTATTCAGAGGTGTATATGGTAGTGTTGCTAACACACACTCAACAGGTTCTGTTATCAATAGAGTTAAGTTCTATCCTCTTGAATTTAGAAGAAACTCAATTATTAGAGCATCTGGTCACACATTTGAATATATTGGATATGGACCTGGTAACTATTCAACTGCATTCCCAGACAGACAAACTAGACAGTTAACACTGGCAGAGCAAATTAATGTTCAGTCAATGAAAATTGCTGGTGGTGTTGTCAATTATACTGGTATGAATGACAGGGGTGACTTCTTTATTGGTAATAAGAGAATTGCTTCTAACACTGGTAGAGAGCAAGTCTATGATACACCAGTACAAACAGTCACAGGTGAAGATCCATATTCTAGTGGTTCTGTATCTGATTCATCTGACTTTAACTTTGTTGATTCTTCTATATTGAAAGTAGAGAGAAACATGGTTATTGATGGTGGTGATAAAGGAGATATTCTTTCAGAATTTAATGGTCCTGTATCATTCTCTAAGAAGATTGTCAGTACATCACCAGAGGGTGTTGAGGCAAACAGTATCTTCATTCAAGGTAATGCCCAAGTATCAAGAAAAATGACAGTTGGCATTTCTACACCTACTGAGGCAGGAACACCAGGGGACATTGTTTACAATGCTAACCCAACAAATGGTGGCACTGTTGGTTGGGTATATACAACTGGCAACACTTGGAAGACATTTGGTGCTATTGATAGTTGATAAATAAAATTAACGTTGACCTTAGATAAATGGGTATCGATAAGGATTTTGTCATACGCAATGGCATAGAAGTTAGTGAAGATTTGCTGTATGCTGATGCTGTTACCGACAGGGTTGGTATTGGTACATCAGTTCCTGAATGTAAATTAGATGTTGTAGGAAATATATGTGGTAGCACCAAGATATCTGCTGGTACAACCATTTACACCACTGACCTTGCAGTCAGTGGTTATGCAACTGTCACAGAAAATCTAGATGTAGGTATTGGTGGCACAGTTCTTAGTGTCAATGTAATTGACAAGAAAGTTGGTGTTAACTCAGCAATTCCTTTCTATACTCATGAAATTATTGGTCCTGTATCCACTGGTACAACAGCAGGATACATTTACGGTGATTTATTAGTTACTGGTGATATTACTGCAACTAATCTGAATGGTCAGATTACTGCTGGTGGTACTGTTGTCTTTAATGATGTTACTGTCACTAACAGTTTAGATTCTAATGACAGTAAACTCTACACCTTATTTGATGTAGAAACAGTAGGTCAAGAATTTAACTTTGTTCTTGATGGTGACCCACCTGGTATTGGTTTTACTCAGGCAACTAAAAACCCTGAACTATATCTGCTGAGAGGTAAGAGATATGAGTTCAGAGCAAACACTGGTGGTTTCCCATTCTATCTTAAGAAGGAACCAACTGCTAATTTAGATAACCTTTATGATGATGGTGTATTTAATAATGGTGCTCAGGTAGGTATTGTAACCTTTGAGATTCCATATAATGCACCTAACGTTCTGTACTACCAGGCATCTAATGTTCAGGGCATGGGTGGTACAATCTACCTAAACAATGACTATAAGTCAATTAACGTTGCTTTTGCAACTGTAAGAAACTACCTTGATGGTAGTGAGGCAAATTTTGACTTTCTTAATGTAACTGGATTTGGTACTATTGCCAACATCTCTGATGCTAATGCTGATTTCACTGTCAGTGCTGGTATTGTAACTGCTGTTAAGTTTGTTGGAGTCTCAACTGGCTCTGATATGGTCAGTATCCATCAAAAGAATGATAATGTAGCATATCAGGTTACATTTACTGACAAGATTCCTAATGCTACTGGACTTGGGTCTAACTATCAGTTACTGCATACTGATACTGATGACCTTGACCTGACTTATAATCCTCTCAATAAAACCCTTACAGCAAGAAACTTTGCTGGTATTGCAACTGGTGGTGAGAGAGTTAAAGTAAGAAAGGACTCATCAAATAATAACTTCCAAGTACAATTCAGTGACAATTCTGCTACTGGATATGAATTGGTCAGAATTGATAGTGATTCAAGTCAACTTACTTATAATCCATCATCCAATACACTGAGGGTTTTTAAAGTTGCTGGTGACACAATAGTTGGTGATATCTATGCTTCTGATGAGACATCAAAAATCCTTGAGAATGGTACAGATGGAACAGATGCTACCTTCACAGGTCAGGCATCTAATGCTACTAATGTTAATATTCTGAATGATGGTAGTACAAATGCTGCTCATTTTGTCAATTACACCAACACTGTCTCTGGTAATCAAAGAATCCAGGCAGATAGTGACTTCAAATATAATCCTAATACTGGTCACCTCACAGTTCCTGAGGTATTTTCATTCTTAGCAGGTACTGCTGAACAGACTCTGAATATTAGAGTTGATGATAGAAATAATGATCAGAACTATCAGGTAGGATTTACCACTGCTAGCACTGGTAAATCTCTTTTCCAAAGATATTATGTTGATAGAGATGGATCTCACTTTACCTATAATCCTAAAACTGGTAGATTATCTGTTCCAATCCTTAAGGGAAATGGTAATGAATTAACTAACATTAGAGTCACAAATATTGTTGGTAATAATAATACTGAAGTTATTAATATTGACCTTATTCAAGATGCCACATTACTTGTACAAGGTGTTGTTCAATTAAGCAATGCAATTAATGGCACTCGCCAAAACATTGCTGCTACTGAAAAAGCAGTAGGTGATCTTAAGATTCATGCTAACAATGCATCCAATCTTTCTAATGGCATTGTCAATAATGATAGATTGCTTAAAGCATCACTGACTGGTCAAGGTATTGTTTCACTGAGTGACAGTATTGAAGGTACTAGTCAAACTATTGCTGCATCTGAAAGAGCAGTTGGATTGCTGAATGCTCATGCAGGTAATGCATCTAACCTTACTGAGGGTCTGGTCAATATTAACCTCATCCAAGATGCATCTACCACTGTTCAGGGTGTTGTTCAACTGAGTAATGCTATTGATGGAACTAGACAACACATTGCAGCAACTGAGAAAGCAGTTGGTGACTTAAAGATTCATGTTGATACTACTCCTATCAATCCTGACTTGCTTCCAAAGGCATCTTATACATTGAAGGGTATCACTGATTATACTCAAATATTTAATGTAGATGATGATGACTCTGCATTAACTGGCAGAGGTGCTAATAATCTAAGAAAACATGCTGCAAATGCCACCAACCTAACTTCTGGCACTGTCAATAATGATAGACTGAATAAAGCAAGTCTGGTACTACAAGGCATTGTATCATTAAGTCCTTCGTTTAATGGGACAAGTACAACAATTGCTGCTACTGAAAAAGCAGTAGGTGACCTTAAGATTCATGCTAACAATGCTTCCAACTTGTCTTCTGGCACTGTCAATAATGCCAGATTGAATAAGGCATCTACTACTGTTCAGGGTATTCTTAAACTTAATAATACATATCCACCAACCAGCACCTCAACAACTGAGACTTACACATCCAATGTAATTACTAAAATCTATGATCTTGCTGTGAATAGTTTCCCAACAGGGACAACTATGCTGTTCTATCAATCATCAGCACCAACTGGTTGGACACAACAAACAGGTGGAGCATTTGGTAATGCTACTGTTAGAGTTGTTAACCAGCAAACCGGTGGTGTAACTGGTGGTTCATTGGCATTTACTACTACATTTGCAGTTCGAAGTGTTCCCCTGAAATCTCATGATCATAGTGGATCCACTGGAAATCAAAGTGCAAACCATGTCCATGATGCAGGCACAAAGGATAACGGAGGAAAGCACAACCATGGCGTTCAAGATCCTGGACACTCCCATAATGTTAATGCTGCTAGAGTTGGAAGAGAATCAAAAGCAGGATCTGAAGATACAGAATCGTTCAACGAAAGCTTAACAACTTCTAGAGAAACCACAGGCATTAGTCTTTCTAATGCAGATTCAAAGCATAATCATAAGGTTCAGGTTGGTGGCAACAGCGCAAATCATACGCATGATTTTACTACTAATAGTAGAGGAGAGTCATCAGCTAATATGAACTTTGATATTAAATATATTGCTATGATTCTTTGTACTAAGAATGCAGGTTAATTCGTGGTCCAATCATTGGAGGGTTTATTGGTGTTACTTTTGCAACATCAACCCCCTGCTCTAAGGCATGTACATATAATTGTTGATTTTGATGATTTGCAGTGACAACTTCATTTCTAAATGATTCAATAGCAGCAGCAGTTGAAAGTTGCTTAGATGAATTTTCTACTAGCAGCATTGGAACCCATTCAACTGCACAACCCCATTTGTCCATATTCTCACCAGTTTGTGGGTTTACTCCTTGAATGTGAGTATACCAAGAGCACTTATGTTCTTTACAATCTTTCTGAATTAATGGGCACCACTTATCAGATTTTGCCATAATAATATTTTTCTTTTGAAATTATTTATCAGACATCAAGTGACATTATAAATAAAACTAACGGACTAATCAGTGTAGAGAATGTCATTACTTAGGGCCGACAGAGTAGCCAATAGGTTTAATAATACTGGTCCTGTAATCGTAGGTCCATCAACAGTTCATGGTGATTTTACCATTACTGGTGACTTAATTGTAGCAGGAATTGCAGTCACAAACAGCATACAAATTGGTGCTGCATTTACTGCTAGAGACCTCACAATCCAACAACAATCCACTTTAAATGACCTGACTGTAACAGGTGTAACAACTGTTGGTCTGGTTACTGGTGCTACTGCAACATATTTTGGAGATGGTTCTGGACTTTCTGGTATTGTAACCACTGCTGGTGGTACAAGAGGTATCCAAGTTCTGCCAAATACAGGACCTGGTGCTGGTGTAGGTTCTATTACAATTAGAGCAGTTGATGTTCCAGAATCTGGATTTGCAAATGTTGCTGCTGGTGCAACAAACTTAACTGGTGGTGATCAGGGCAGAATACCTTATCAGATTAATCCTGGGGAGACAGGATACTCTGCAACTGGCAATACAGGAGAAATTTTACTATCTGGTGGCACTGGTTCACCCACTTGGTCAAGTCTGGCAGCAATTAATGTTGCTTATGCTGACAGTGCAGGTATTTCTACAGACCTTTATGGTGGTTCTGGTGGTAGACTAGTCTATCAGTCTGGTATTGACCAAACAGCATTTGTGCCAACTGGTTTAACTGGCAGAATCCTGATGGCCAAGGGTTCTGGGACACCAGAATGGTTAGATGCAAGAGTAGGTTTAAGTGTATCTTTTGCCAAGTTTGCTGGTGTTTCAACCAATGTAACTGGTGGCATTGCATCAGTCACTCATCTTTCAGTAGGTGAAAATGGAAGTGGTATTGCAACATTCTTTGGACCACTTCAAACAGTTGATATTAATGTATCTGGTCTTACCACCACAAGTAACTTAGAAGTTACTGGTATTGCTACTATTAACCAACTGGAAGTTGGACCTAGAGGCAATACTCTTGTAGGTATTACAACTATTCTTGATGAGGACAACCTTGCATCTGATAGAGCAGATGCTCTTGCTACTCAGCAGTCAATCAAGAAGTATGTTGATGACCTGGTAACAGCACAAGACCTTGATTATGCTGGTGATAATGGTTCAGGTTCTATTGACCTTGACAGTCAAGTATTTAATATTATTGGTGGTGCAAACCAAGTATATACTAATGTTTCTGGTCAAACAATTACAGTTGGTTTTACAACCAATGTCACTATTGCCAATGACCTTACTGTTACTAGTAATGCAAGTCTTGGAAGTCTGAATGTCTCAGGCATTTCTACACTAGAAACTCTTGGTGTTAATGGTGTTCTGACTACACCATTTGCTAATGTAACTGGTGTTGCTACAATCACCAGATTGAATTCAACTCAGAATGAATTTACTGACATTAATCTGACTGGTGTTGCTACTGCTAGAACTCTTGATGTAACTGGTGTTACATCTACTGCTAATCTTAGAGTTACTGGCATTTCCACACTCAACAGACTTACAGTTTCTGGCATCACCACATTCTTAAATGATGTAGTCATTGGTGCTGGCAAAACAGTTTATAATGGAGATTTCAGTAATACAAACCTAACTGGTGTTACCACTGCAAATAGATTTGAGTTTGCAGTTATAGATGGTCCTTATGCCAATGTAACTGGCATTGCAACCATTGCAAACATTCAATCAACCACTGTCAATGTATCTGGTGTATCTACATTCAGTGACAATGTTGGTATTGCAAGTCTGAATGTATCTGGCATCACTACTCTCAGTCATCTGGGTGTTACTGGTGTAACCACCACTGAGAACCTGCAGGTTGCTGGTATTACTACAATCAATGACTTGATTGTTTCTGGTGTTGCCACATTTACAGGGTCACTTGATGTAAGTGGTAACATTGGCATCAATTCTGCTGTACTAACTGGTCTCACAACAATCAGTGAACTGGATGTCACTGGTGATGCATCAGTAACAGGTAATGCTGGTATTGGTAGTCTGAATGTCTCAGGCATCTCCACTCTATCCAATGTCATTGTTACAGGTAATGCTGGTATTGGTAGTCTGAATGTTACTGGTATCTCAACCTTAGAGACACTGGGTGTAACTGGAACTGCAAGTGCTGGTTTCCTTGAAGTTGCTGGTGTATCTACATTCTCAAGTGATGTACAGATTACTCAAGACCTGAGTGTTACAGGTAATGCTGGCATTGGAAGTCTGAATGTTACTGGAATCTCTACATTCTCTAACATTACTGTTACAGGTAATGCTGGTATTGGTAGTCTGAATGTAACTGGTGTTTCTACTCTTGGAGTTACAACTGCTACCAGTCTTTCACTGAATGAAGTAATTGTTTCTGGTCTGACCACAACTGCTACACTGAATGTTGGTGATTTAGCAGGAATTGGTGCTACAGTCAATACATATGGTGGGGCAGTATTTGCTGGTATTATTACAGCAGCAGGTATTGATGTAAGTGGTGGACAAGGTGGAAGTGCTACTTTCTCTGACATCACTGTCATTGGCAATGCTGGTATTGGAAGTCTGAATGTTACGGGCATCTCCACATTCTCTGACATCAATGTAACAGGCAATGCTGGCATTGGTAGTCTCAATGTTACTGGAATCTCAACATTCTCCAATACAATCACAACTGGTAATGCTGGTATTGGCAGTCTTAATATAACTGGTATTACAACACTTGGTGGATTTACCACAATTAGTGATTCACTTTATGTAAGTGGCATTGCTTCTGTGGGAACAATGATCACAATGTATGGCAACACTGGTGTTGTCAGTGCTACCTCATTCTATGGTGATGGTTCAAACCTGACTGGTGTTGTTGGTCTAGTTTCTGTTACCAACATCTTGTTTGTCACACCTGATGGCAATGATGACAATGATGGTTATCTGGTATCAACTGCTAAGAGAACTGTTGGTGCTGCTCTGACTATTGCTGAGGCATCAACAGTTATTAAGATTTCTGCTGGTAACTATCCAGAAAACAACCCACTTATTCTCCCTGAGCAAGTCACACTTCTTGGTGATAGTTTGAGAGAAGTGTCAATTGTTCCACAAAATCCTGCTGAAGACCTTATCTATGTTGCTAATGGTAGTTATGTTGAGAATATGTCCTTCACAGGGTCATTGAATGAAGGTAAAGCAATTATTGCATTCAACCCCAACAAACCATCTTATGTAACACAAGGTCCATAC